TGAAAAGTCTAGACTAACAACTCGATTCTTTCAAGGCATTAATAGTAGTAAAAAACAAAAATAAAAGTACAGAATAATAATAAGGAATGATTACAGTAACAAAACTGATTGATAATACAGTATAACACGCTGATTTTCAGTAAAGAACAACATTAAACTGATACGCAAAAAGTCCGAAAATCGCCCGAAAAACCCCGTAAATATGGGTAAATGTGATGTATTTTGCAAACAATATGCAAACAGAATGCAAACAGACGGTTCAGACTGATGCGTTATATAATGAAAGGAAATCATGCAATGAAGATATACGTAAACAACAGAGACTTCAAGGTATTCTTTGCGATAACCTTCAAGTACAAGAGATTCTACATCTATACAGGATTGCAGACAACGGAGAAATTTTCGGGAATGATTTTTCCGAAGTCTGATAAGAGTGCAAAGGCTAAGACCGCAAGACTCGCAAACCTATATGCAGATGTAGAGAATTACGTTTTGAGCCATCCTAACGATACCGTAGAAGAGTTGAAAGACCATCTGCAAGAAGTTATCAAGGGTGCGAAGAAAAGCGATACAAGCTCATTTGTGTGCTATATCCGTAAGATTGCAGAAACCAAAGGCAGATATAACACTCAGCGTAATTACGAGCGTGTAGCGCGTGCTATCGAGATTTATGATAAGGATTGTACCTTTGAGTCGGTCGATAAGAAATGGATTGTGTCATACATTGACCATGAGCGAGGAAAAGGAAGAAAGGACAATGGCATACAGACGGACATACAAATCCTGAAATTTGTATTCAACAGGGCGATTGAAGATGAGCTTACTGACAAGTTCCCTTTCCGAGGTGTTTCTGTCAAGAAGGAGCAGACAAAGAAACGTTGTCTTTCCTTAGAGCAGCTTAGAGCTATTAGGGATTTCAAGCTGACAGGAAAGAAGGCAATGTACCGAGACTGCTTCATGCTTAGTTTCTATCTTATAGGCATCAATATTAGCGATTTGCTATTTCTGCCTAAAACGGCATTGAAAAATGGTCGTATAATCTATAAGCGCAATAAGACAGGCAAGTTATACGACATCAAAGTAGAGCCAGAGGCAATGGAAATTATCGCAAGGCATAAAAGCCGAAAGAAAGACAGATTATTGAGTTTTTTAGAGGAAGGTGATGCAACTATCACTAACACGTTTGCTAATAACCTTACACGGCACTTGCGTACAATAGGCGAGAAGGAAAGACATAGCTACTATGTTACCGTCCACCCTATCGAAGAAGGTATTACAAGCTACTGGAGTAGGCATACGTGGGCAACTATGGCATCTGAACTTGATATACCGATGGAAGTCATAGGTCGGTCACTCGGTCATTCCCTTTGGGATAATGCGGTAACATCAACCTACATTAAATATGATACAAAGAAGATTGACGAAGCCAACAGAAAGGTCATTGACTATCTGAATGCTGATTTAGAGTGTGATAAAGACAATAAATAAAACCCAAATGATGTTTTTAGTTTTCCAAAAGGGCAAATAAAAAGGGAGGCTGTTAACCTCCCTTTCTTGCTATTGGTTCGATAGAATAGTTTCTATCTTCTTACGATAGTCAACAGAGCCGTCAATGAATGCGTGCATAAACAAACTACTATCGTTTATTGGCACGCTGATAGGCTCGTTGATGAAGTCCTTTGTGACTTCCGAGTTATTCACCAATGCAGAAACAAGTCGTTTCTTTTCGTAATTGAAACCTTGTGTAAATCCTGCGGCGAATGGTGTAAGCGAGTGAAAGAATGGTGTTGGTTCTTCACTCAATTCCTGTAACTTCTGTTTTAATGTCTTTTCTGCCATATATTACATTTTACAATTTAAATACTCTTGAAACTGTTCAAAAGAACAACTTACAGTAAACTCTTCTCTGTTTACAACGACATGTGTATATCCATCCAAACCACGATAATAATAATCTATTCTGTTTGGGTTAACATAAGTGATACCTAATTCTCTAGTTGTTATCTTTACTATCATCTAGCAACTCCTTTGCTAATTTGTAAATATTGGATTTTGCTGATTCAATATCTCTATCACAATCATCTGTATATCTAATCAGCTTCTTAGATGTTATATGATATTTGCAATACTCAACAAATGCACGTTCCTTTCTGAATCTTGCCTCGTAAAGTCGAGCACGATAGAAATTTAACGAGTTCTTCCAGCACAACTCCTTTGCCAAGTCAATAGCTTTCTTTTCATTATCGTTACACTCTTTCGCTAGTTTAAGTGCCTCGCCATACTTTTTAAAGAAAAAGTTAATAAAAAAAAGCGCAATCGCCAAAAGCAAATACAAAATAGCTGGCTCAAAACGCTTGATAAACAGATAGCATACGCCAACCATAGCTACCAGTAACACACTGACGTTACCGATAGTAACAAACCCTAATACTTTCTTAATCATTTTCTTCATGTTCTTTATTCATTAATTTATTAAGACGCATATAAAAGTACTCGTCAGATTCTCCTCTATTTTTGAATACTAAATGATTTTGCTCCATGAAACCAAGGATTATATCAATGCTTTTCTTTCCTAGATTTCTAAGATTCTTTAAAGAATTAACATCAAGCTTTCTTAGTAAGTCGCCAACCGTATATACTTCACTATATCTAAATATGTTCATAATACGTACAGGGAAACCGAAATTGCCGATATTCTCAGATAAAATCTTTGGCGGAGTAGCAATATCACTAGTAGGTTTATCGCCCTTCTCGCGTCTGTAGGAATCAAAATCCATCTGCATATCCTTGTTTTTTTTGTTCAGTCTTGCAACCTCAGACACTAAATGTTTGTTGGTGGAAATATGCTCGATAATTGTAATTTCGTTACGTGAAAACTTATCGCATGTCTTCGCTACTATCTGACGAATCCTAGTTGGTGTAAGGTCATACTCATCGGCTAGGTCTTCAAAAGTCTTACCTTTGATAATCCCTTTTAGCATTTGGGATTCACGATAACTAATATGCGGCGCAATATCTAGATAAGAAATGGCATCTATCGCCACAAATAACATACCTATTGCATTAGCTGATAATTGCCCCTTTGCTGTAGCAGCGTTTCTCATTTCGGCAAGTTCTATATTAATAGCATTCTTGCGCTCTTTGAGTTCTTTGAGCTTATCATCTATCATCTTTTCGTTGACTGCAAGCATTTTGTACTTCTTAGCGTACTTCTCAATATCCTCGCTATTCACATACACGATACTATGGTCTTTATAACTACCAATCAGCCCCTGCTCTATGTAGTTACTAATAGTCTGCCGAGATACTCCCAGTATCTCGGCAGCTTTGTTTCTTGTGATTCTAGCCATACGCTTACTTGATTAGAACATCAAACAGACCTGCATTGTAAAGCAAGAAAGTAAAACTTGCCCAAAACATCAGACGATACCAGAAGTTAACCTTTACGTAAAGGTTGTGTGCTACCATTGAACCGCCTAAATCAATGGCAATCAAAACTAAAATAACAACTAATTCAAACATATATCAATTTCTTAAAATGTGAACACTAACAGCCTTGTTTACTGCATTAGGCTGCGACTCATTAAAACTCTTGATAAACTTACGTTCCATTTCATCAGGGAACATAGCTTTTTTCGGTTTCGGCATTGATAACGTGCCTACTACTTTGTACCCCCCCCCATAAGTGTTATTACACACTTTCGAGTGATTGTTTCTTCTCCAAACATATTATCTAAATTTTAAAATGAATCTATATAGTAATATCTAAAAAAATATTCATAAAACCAGCTCTACTTTCACAAGCAAAGACTGGTATGAGATATTTTATAACTGAATTATTTCAAATTCTTTCTATTAACGTAAGACAATACTGCGTTGTTTATGGTTTTTGAAGCATCGTGACAAGTTTGAGCACACTGTTCTGTTCCCCATAATTTGTTTTGATTAATATCGTCTTTTGCCAAATCTTCCGCCAATGATAATGCAAGGAGTTGTCTTCTAGATAAATTATCACGTATGCTATCTTTCTTCGTGATGCCAAGTCCGTCTCTTATAGCAGGTGCATTCATTCCGAATAGACCAGTATAGGATGCGTTGGTGCATACTCGATAGCCGTTACCCACAACACCATGTGAACTCAACGTAGATGTCAGTTCCTTTCTAATACCGACTCCTTTCATTCGCTCATCTATCCAGGCATCGTCCTTTCCCTTTTTCTTATAGGCGTTGCGATACTTGTCAAGATACAGGTCTGGGTTCTGCTGTGCGGCAACCTCCTGTAGGAAGACTTCGTTCACGATAACTGCGAGGTCTTTATCAAGATAGCGAGCATACTCCAACAATATACGATTGCTAGCATACGTGCCACCATTTCGTCCACGCTTTGATTTTAAAATATGGGATTTTCCCACATTTTGTGCCTTACACTCTGAGTCTAAATAACTTATAGTGTCTGGTAATCTTAACCATTGGCTAGGGTCTTGATTTTTGGGAGACCCTACCAGTTTCCACAAGTCGTTTAGTGACTTCAACTCGCCATCAACTCCTACTAAGTTCTTCAAAGTTGAGGCTGAATACTTTGAAATTTCAGTCATAATCTCTATCTCTATTAATTAATATATACAACACCTCTATACCCATAAGAATAAATGGGATAGCCAAGCGAGCCGAACCTTATTTTTTTATCAACTACAATATATATAATATACCATAGTAGTTCGTACTCCTTGTAAAGCCAGCATAAGTCTTCTGATACCCACAGAGCTTTGCTCGTTATGGTTGGCTTTCTCATTTCTGATATGGGCACCCGTCGTGAGGTGACACGTTGCGGGATTTACACAACCATAATGTAACTTACCTGACAGAGCAGTTTTATATATCGGTCGATAACTCCGAAGAGGACTGCACGGATTGAACCTCGTACGCCTTTGCTTGAAACTTTGAGATAGGGATAAAATAAAACCCTATCCGCCGTCTGGGTCGCGCTCCAAACTTTGGATAGGGTATATCGTTGTAGTTGAGCTAGTCAACTTCTGATAATCTTATTTATTTGCTAGCGCGCGACTTCTAACAAGCACTGCAAAAGTACATAAATTCCTGCGAACCACCAAATTAGCTGATTTCTCATTAACTCGCTTTATTGTGGATAAATATGGATAACCTATATTTAATAGGCTTTACGGGGATTTACGACTTTAACCTTTCTAAGTTTAATTAACACGAAAAATGCCCCACACCACCAAAAATGATGATGCAGGGCGATATGATAGGTATAAGAAATGCGAAAGTAAAGCCCCACCATTGAGCACCAACGGCAGGGCTGAGATAGATATATATGAGTTCCAAAGAATAATTGCTTTGCAAAGATAGGCAAAATATCTGAAAACTCAAAGAGATAGTGAAAATTTCTTCTGTAAGCGGTTAAAATAGTTCGTTGGTATGATTTTATCGGTTCGATAGTTTAAACGTCTTGTATGTACAATAAATCCCCACCTACAAATAAGCAAGTGGGGAAATTGTTATCTTATAGTATCAGCAACTTGAATATTACCCATATTCAATATATTGCCAGATTTAATACCATCTGTTCCAAAACTATAATCGGTACAAGCATCCACGTAGGCATTTGCAAATATTACACCAGCTTTGCTCTTATCTTTAATGAGCCTCAGAAGAGTTTTATCTTTTTGGCTAATCATAAAGTCGAATTTAAATCCATCCTTAACGCAATCTAGTACACCATTTTGGTATCTATCATTGTCACACCATTCATACAGGATGCCGTCAACCTTTATATTGAAGTATTGAAACTCGTTTCTTACATGACCGCCAAATCCGTTTTCTCCGATAGCACGGAAATTAATGACACAAAGGCTGTCTGTTGCCCAAACCACCTTTAGATTAGATACCTTAAAGTCTTCGGGGTTGATTGCATTATTATCAATCCAGTTTTTAAGATTCTCCTTCGTTTGCGACACAAAAGGAATTTCTTTTGGTTTTGGCTTTTCCTTTGGCTTACTGCCACAACTAGTAACAAACACCACGGCAATCATAATTGCCATAAACATCAAAATCTTTTTCATAACTTGAAAATGTATTTAATAATTAGTAATATTATAACTACCACCAAGGAGAATAACAAATGCTCTTTGGTGGTCTTTGGAGGTCGATACATACTACTCAGGCAGATAGTTGTAATTCTCTTCAAGATAAGCCTCCAACTCGTCTATTTGCTCTTGTGTTGGCTCACCCAAGTTATCCTCGGTCTCTGAATCATCAAAGTACTCATACCAACCTGCACCATTCTCAGCGTTGTGGATGATATAGTCTGCAATGCTGCTGTACCAACCATTCATAATGGCATCTTCGTTGTCGTGAACGATACTACCAATGTAATTGTCGATATTCTTCTTCATACTTTTGCTTTGACCGTGATAGCGAGGGCTGAATGATTTATTAATCGCAATAAAACTGCTCTGTTTCGTAAACTGGGTCTTTGAAATCAACAACATCACCATCCTCATCTAGGATTTCCTTAACTCCATCATAGACTTCATAATGAAAATTATTGCTGCGACCTTCCCAGCAGTTATCATTGTCGCATACCTTATCATACCCTTTCGTATTGTCGGTACAATATTGCTTTGCTTCATCCAATGTATCAAACTCTGCAACATTGTTTATCTCAACCGTATTATTGTAATATATCTGATATTTCTTCATAATTTAAGACTTAACCATAATGTCGAGGGCTGAAACTTAATTTATATTAATTTATTGGGTGAAATGATACACCGTATTGTTTTATTTATTATCTTTGCACCTGTCTTCGGAAGACTTCAATCGTACCTTTATGGAATCGGAATAAAAATAAACTTCCGTTGACGGTCAGGCTTCTTGAAGTCTGCGGATTTAAACGCTCATAAAGAGCAAATTTCTACTATCGTAGATGTCAGACTGTAATGGTCTGTGGTAGCCCCGGCTTAGGTCGGGGCTTTTTCATTCTACTGCATCCGTAGAGATTCACTTTAATTGCTTTTTGAGCAAATTAAATATCATATTTTCCTCTGCTTCGTTGAGGTTATAGCATGCGTGAGGGAGGATGGTAGTTTTCTTGTTATCTCGATGCAAATAGATAATATTCGCATTCTCGTGCCATGGACGTGATTTATAGCATCGCTTCACCATCTCCGAGAACGACGTGTTCTCATTTCTTGCGAAGCTGGAATCCCAGGCGTTCATGAGTGTAATGACCTGCTTCCAACTTAATTCGTTTAAGTCGATATTTCCATTTTCCTTCACCGTCTTTTCTAATATATTCTCCATATTCTTTTCGCTTAGCCGTGATGCGATAGGGCTAAAGTGTAATGAATTTAATAAACGTCTGCCATACTTGCGTGTCCGTACCATTGAGAGAATATGACCTCATATCCTGTTTCTTCATCGAAAAATTTAGAATATCCGTTTTCCCATTGTCTTGGAACATCCTCGGCTCTGTCGTATGCTGCAATAACCTCCTTTGCGGTATCGTCATTGCTGTCGAGCAAATCGTACCGACGATTGTCGTTCGCGTATTCCACTTCGCTATGAAGCAAAACAGACTTGTAACCAGAACCATCGTAATAGTTCCAATATGTAGGGCTGTCGAACCATTCGTTTTCCTTTCTCCAGGTCTTTGCGAAATCGTTTATCTTAGCAAGTAACTCATCGTTGATTTCTGAACCGATGCAAGCTTCGATTTCATTGTCTTCTCCATATAGAGACAGCTCGGCAGTGTTAACTCCGAACTTCTTCTCTATAGCCTTCATCATATCATACTCGCACTCACTCTCATTGTTATTCAAAGAATAATCGTAGCTGCTGCCATCTGCTGCATGATTTTCGATTTCTTTAGCTAATACAACGATTTATCTTGGCTGGTCATCTTCTTGCTGAAGATTCTCCAATACTACTATGTCGTTTCTTTCCATATAATCCGCTTGACCGTGCTGCGTAGGGCTAGACTATTTATATTATTTTCAAAAGATAACGCAATATGCGTCATTATATTGTGTGTATGGCAGAAATTTTAATCTTTATTTCTGCCCATGGCGCAATCGAACAATGTGCCGATTAGCCAAATTGCTATTAAGAATGCCATAACTTAAACCTCCTCTGTATTATTGTTGTTGTTATTCAGTTCCTTGTAATACTGCTGAATCTCCTCATCAGTCATACCCTTCTCTCGCATTACACGATAGTTTGCAGAACCACGTCTGAAATTTATCTGAGTACCATATACTGAGCGTAGATTGTAATACGCACTTCTTACTAGTTCTTTGGTTAATACCTTGCCAGTGGACGAATAAACGCCCATCTGCTGCAACATCATAGCTGCATCGGCAAAGTTAGGTGTAGTCAATTCCGTGAAGTCATTGGTACACTTCTTAACCACATTCCATATAGCTTTGTTGCAAGGTTTCTCAGCAGCCTCTTTCTTTCGCTTTTCCGATGCTGCCTTCTGTGCATTTGATAAGTCACATTTTCTAGGTCTGCCCAACTTCTTAACGACCTTACCAGACTTTGAGATAAATTCTCCGTCTTGTGCCAACTTCTGCTTGCGTACTTCCAATGCGCTCTGTGTTCGCTCTTGAATGAGTTCACGCTCCATCTGTGCTGAGAATGAGAAAGCGAACAGTAGCATTTCGTCTATCGCTTTCAGATGGCTGCAATCAAGGTCAATGCCCATCTGAACGATAACCAAGCGCACACCACGTGGTTTCAGTTCATCATTTACAAACTTGTTGATGTCGCTCATAGAACGACCGATACGGCTGACTTCAGACACGATAAGTATATCACCCTTATCAAGCATCGGCAACACTACCTTACCAAGGTTTCTATCCTTATAAGATACCTTACCAGATACTCCTTCCTCCTTCACTTCGTGAGTAGCTTTCAGATTGTGACAATTCAACCATTCGTTGATTGTTCTTTCTTGCTGCTCCAATGTCTGCTTCTCAGTAGAGACACGACTGTATATTATTACTTTCTGTTTTGGCTCATCATCATCGGTCATGTTTGCCTTTGCGTTGCAGCTTTTGTCAGAACGGCAAAGGTAGTGACCTTCTGCCATCATGCAGTAAGGGCAATCCTTACAGCCGATGTTCACGATGTCGTATTTTACAGATGTGCCACCTGCATTCATGATTTCTGTTGTCTTCATTTCTCCTATCTCCTATCCTATCTCTTATTACTTAAAACGTTACTTTCTGTTATTTATTATCCACGATAATAGAATGATACATGAAAATCGCTACTTTTACGCTCTTGGTCATTCTCAATCACCCCAAACATAGAAGTATCAATTACGTAATCTACATCATTGTTCTTGTCATGTTCAATTCTCTTCACCCATTCCTCAACAACATCAGGACACCAAGCATCGCCAAGGAATCTAACCAACAATTTGTTGTCTGTTTCTTGACGTACCAATACTGGCTCGTTGCCGACAAATCCAACTATTTCTGTGTTGTCTTTGTTCCAAGAATATTGCCCATCATTAAACAAATCTCTTACCAACTCATCAAGACAAAGGTCTTTGTCGTTGATAGGGCAATGAGCTGCATTCTTAATATCCATAGTCTTATCACTTTAATTCTTGTTCTACAATATCGAAATTATCCCACGTCTCACCTTCGTTGTCTGAGATATGATAGAATGAGCCTGATACGCTGATTTGGAAATCATCACAATCCAATGAATGCTTATAACTTTCCAATGTATTCAGACCTTTGTCTTCCATCGCTTTTCTAGCCTTATCTATGGTTGAGAATACTTCTGCCTCAACCTCAACTGCTTCACCCAATCCATGTTGGTATGAAGTGATAACTACATATACTTTCATAGCTTAACCCTCCACTTTAATAATTCCACGTCTTACCAAAGCTTTCACGAACTCCTCTAGAGTTAACTCCGACTTGTCATTGGCATATGCGCTATTGTATCTCCAATCGACTTTGAGCGGCTTATCCAAATCATATCTCCAAATTTTGTCCGTGTCACGATAATCTCCTACCAAAGCTATCTCTATCATCTGTCTGCCGTGAGTGATGTGTATTTTGGATTTATCATTGCAATTATCAAGCTCGCAGTCGTAGTTCTCTAAGAAACTCAGTTTTTCAAGTGTCTCATCATGCCACTTTTCAACCTTTTTGTCTTCCACGCTCTTTTCGATAGCCATCTTCTTTGATTCTGCTATCATTAACTTTTCCAATTCGTTCATAGCTTAACCCTTTCTACTATTTTGAAGTGATTATTCTTATAAAATCTAACAATACATCTAAGTTTGATTTGGTTAGATAGAAATATTCAAATGTACCTAAACCCCATATACTTTCAGATGTATATTCTGCATGCAAATCCATATAACAAGGTGATACATGAGGAAACTTAAAGCAAGGAACATTCAGATGCTCGCAAAACTCTATTTCCTCTGTAATAACATACCCACGTAAAAATGCTATAGTACTCAGTTCATTTTTCTCGTCATCAACATAAGTTGTTCCTATATTGAAGCTAGACAAATTGCACCTACCTATATTCTGCTTAATATATTCCAGTGCCTCTTTTTTTGTTATTGTCTTTTTCATATTGATTAATGTTTAAAATTTGTTTCGATAAACATTATTTGATGAATATCCAAGATGATTGTATCTCCAAGAAATGAGTCGTTTATTATAAGTAGCTCATTCGTTCCGTCTATTCTATACTTGCAATTATTGAAGTCAATATGAAAACGGCTATTATGGATAGCAATGTAAATAACCTTACTTTCTGTTTTGGCTACCTTAATAGCCTTTCTTAATTGATTTACGTTCATTTTATGATGTATTATAAAAGTTTGTATATGTTATTAATTCACTCATTCTTTTGCTCCGTGGAGGTGGCAAAGGTCGTGTATGTACTACTTTGCCAACACAACATAAGCAATCGCCTACAGCTTTAGGAAATGGCTTGTTTGCTGCAATATCCAACCGCATATTGTTCGGTGGAATATCCAAACATACAGGAACACCGATAGAGATAGCCACAACCTTTGCGGTTGAAGCCGTTTCTTTGCGCTCTGAGACGTTTTCATTTGCAGGTGGTGTAATTGTCCGCTCGGTGCATTTCTCGCTCGCCTGATGCTCATTTGGTACGCTATCCAATGGTTCTTTGTACTGCCCTTTGCAGATTTCCTTCAATATCGGGTCATTATTGATAATGGAGTAGTATCTGCTTTCCGTGATGCTCATAGAATGATACCTAGCTGCAAACTGCTTTCTATCCTCTATCCAAGTTGGCTTGTTAGGTATATCCATACACTCAACAACAAATTCATCGGTTTCTTTCAGATACTTAATCACGTTCCATCTTCTCGGTTTTCCGTCTTCACCAAGAATGTAGCAAACGTTTTCAAGATAAAATTTAACCTGCGCATTTATTGTATTTTGCAATGAGCCATTCTCATCAGGTACGGCTGCAATTTCTTCTTTGCTTGATACCAATGATTTCTTTTGCTGCTCCTTGAATAGCTTTTCCAATTTTACACCATCCTTAAAGAAGAAAGCGCATCCACGATAGGAATTACTTTTTGTTCGCTTATCATCGGGCATGAACTCTTTGCAGAATCCCGACAAAGTGAACAGTTCACCACAGAATATAATCTTATTGTTTTCTGCTGCAATAACCTTTGTGCCATCAATGAAGGTAAGTGCATCGCCTACATTTACACCGATAGCATCAAAACTAAACTTATTGCTAGGCTTATCCAATGGTACTACGTTTGCAGGTGCATTAGGTGCATCGGGTGCATCAACTTTTGTTTCTGCAACATCCTTTGCAGGTGCGCTATCCTTATAAGATGGAATGCCGCAAATGATAATCTTTGATGCCATATCTCGCTTGAAATCTGTTTGCTCTGTTTTATCCTCTGTAGCGCACTCTTTTTCCTCAGTTGTAACATTATCCACCTTTGCAGGGATAACGTCTTCTGTAGGCTTATTTGTAGGCATATCAAAAGATTCTGCAAAGCCACAATAATCGTATGCACCAATGTAGCCATCAGATAGTTTGAATCCGTCATACTCATCATCAATATACATCGGCATCATCATACCAACTTCCAAACTACCTACATATACCAAAGCTTCATTAGCATATCTTCCAAGTGTAAAATTGAAGTTTTCAAATCTCAGCAGACTATCAATCTTTAATCCAATCGCAAAATTCTTGTTTGGTACGTTTTCGCACTCGCAAGAAATCTCAATACCATCATGATTATCATACATTCCGTTAATTGTGAATGTAATACGATTATCATTTTCTTTATGCTTGATTATTACTAAACCGATAGAGTTAAAACCTTTGTTTTTCTTCAACCATTTAGATATACCCTTCCAAGTCTTTTCGTTGATGGTGCAAAGATTATCAGGATTAATCTTAGGTAATACAGAAGAGTAATTTACATATCTGTTTGCCTCAGTCTTAGAGTAATATCCACAACATTCAGATACCCAATATGTATTGCCATCTGGTTCACGTACCAACTTGCAAGTAAGAGTACTACCCGATTTAGCCAATGAGCACATCTTTTTGAAATCTTTTCCATTTACCAAAGGCAAATTATAATCGTATGTAAAATGTTCCGTGCTTACCACATCAAAGCCCTTAATCATCATTGTGTGCCCATCGCTAGCGGCTGCCCTTCCGTTTCTAATATCCAAGCATATATTTTTCATAACAGGGCGCAAATCATCATTTGCACAATGCAAAGATAGCTTAGAGTAGTATTTATTAATGAGTACCTTAACAGTGCAAAGTACCTCATTATTATCTTTCTGCTTGATAAACATTCTTTTCTTACTACCAATGCTAGCTAACTTTTCAAACTTAGCTACCAATGCAAAGATTTGAACTACACAGAAGGAACACACAAAAGATAGCACATTCACGCTCGCCATCGGTGCAATAAAACAATCTTTCTCTACTTGCTTATTACACTCATTCTTATATGATTTCTTTTCAGTCTCCAAATAGCCATCCTTAAATGCGCTATCCTTCATCTTTGCCAAATCTGAGGCGGTGTAATTGCCTTCTTTTACATTTACACCCTCATTAAAAACCTTATCGGCTATCTCATACAACTTGTTTAAGATAGCCAAATTCATTTCTTTGTCACTCATATCTTTACAGATTTAATTCATTTCTAAACTCGATGGCACTTAAAAAACCATCCATCCAAGTTACAATTTGTGCTCGTTCAATTTCGGCAACATATACGCCCTGTATTATTCCATATCTATCTTTACGTTGTATATCCTATAGAATAATTATAGGTATTTCGTTTGCCCTCACCAATATGGATGTAATACCCAAGTTTCTGTAACTTATTACGGAACACATCCAATAACTCTTTATCTAATTTTTCTTTGTCGCTCATTTTAATTGACGTATCTAAATTCATTTTTGCCCAAACAAAACAAAGTATATCCACCTTTGTAAAACTGGATTAATTCGCCCTGCTGTGACGTGTAATCATCCACCCAATACGTATTACCCCAACTTTCAACACATTTGTATTGACCGATAGGGCTACTTATTTTTATTTGAATCTTTCTCATATATCCAATTGTTTAAAAGTTACATATTTAACGGCTCTAAGATTGATATACAATCATTCCCGATTTGATGATGTTGCTTGTACCATACCAATGTATCAATAACTCGCTTATCATCTACAATATTCTTTCCAGAGTGAAGGGTATTATCTGTAATACTCTCGCCAACTTCAAAAAGACTACCTACTGCAATATGGTTATTAATGCAGGTTATTTGATTCTGTGGCATATTTGCCAAAGTTACAATATACTTTTTCATTTTCTTTTCTCCTATCTTTAATTAGTGCCGTGCCAAATCTCGCTTTTGGAGGTAGCTAAACTACTCACGGCTATAGTAACTTTTAAGCAATATCAAACTCTTTCATACATTCATTAAAACCAAATTCTTTTTGTGCTGCCATCTTTACAGCCACATAAGCCATTTGCCTTCCTGTAAGGTTGCAAAGTACATAAGAGGTTGCAATCTCTTTAAAATACTCTTCATATTGTTTTCCGTCATAATTAGGTACTCCAATACGTTTCAGTTCATTTGTGTAGTTATTATATTTATTCATAACTTTCTAAATTTAGCCGTTTATTTACTCTATATAGCCTTATCTTTTCCCACTTGATAAAGTGTACCAAAGGGAAAAGATAATGGCACACACACTATTATTTAACCCTCAAGTTTAGCGATAGTACTAGTTATCTCGCTAACTACCTGAATAAGACTATCCAAATATAAGGTATCATACACCAAAGTGCTTTTGAAGGTAAAATGCAACTCAAATTCATTTAACTCTTCGTGCCAAACATCGAAATGCACTAAACCTTTGTCACACTCGCAAAAGATATTATCATAATCGTGTACACCTTTATAGGTAATTTCTTCGCTAACTACATTTGCAGTAATACCCAAAGCACGGAGTATTAATGCTAACTTTTTTAATTCTTTCATATTGCTAATTATTTAATGTTACTTTGTGGTGCAAACGGAATCGAACCGTAAACAGATACCGACTATCTTTGCACCTATCCAATATGTTTTATGATATTGTCTTTTTGCCATAATAACGCAAATTAAGCATTTCCTTTTGGCTAGTAAGTTTGCAGCCACACAATTTGTTATTTGTGCTGTAGTCTGCACCAGGCGCACGCAAACGGCTGCTAGTTGTAGCCGTATTAAAACCACCATCGGAAAAATACACCTTGCCACGTACTTTTGCATATATATATGTATCATACAAGCGTACAAATACATTTGCACCCTTAACAATTACTTCTGTATTACTTTCTCTGTAGTTAACTTTATTATTTATAGCGTTAACCATTCTTTGCTCTATCTTTCTCATTTTATTTGCGTTTTAAAAGGTTATTTACTCTTTTACGTATCTGTTCCAATTGCGCCCTACAATAATGCCTAATACGTAAGATATAAGGGCAAAAATAAATGGTATTGTTATATCCATATCCAATTAATCTTTAATCAAACTATTTAGCCATCCGTATGAACTGCTAGCATTAAATAATACCCAATTAATCATATTTAAGGAGCTAGAATAATCTTTATTAATGCTTTCTTTTGAAGTGTTCAAAAAGTAATTGTTACCCTTTGCGTAATGGTCTTTTACTGCATCATTTAAGGAAACAATACGCTTTGTAATTACTTTAAAACGTTCATTTAACTTTTGTACTCGCTTTCGGGTAATGCAGCCGTTTACTTTGCCCTCATCAAATGCACGACAAGCAAACTCTAACATATTACGTAAATCTCCTAATTCAACCGCCAAAATATCAATAATGCGTAAAATTCTGATATTCTTCATATCCTTATATTATTTGTACCTTTGCACCCACAAATAAGCGAGTACAAAGGTTATTGTTAGTTACTTGTTTACTATCTCATTAATTTTGTTTGCTGTATCAACCAAAGAATAAGATTGACCGACAAAACCGCCTCCGTACCAATTGGCACGATAAACGGAAAAGCCCAAATCGTTTGCACGCTTTTTGGCAATTGCATACAATTGACTTTGGCTTAAATTGTCGTTCCTCATTTCTTCGTCAGTAGTAAAAGTGAGAAAATGAACTACATAACGGGGATTCCCGTTTATATCATTATTCACACGACAAAAACCAATACCATTAACCACCTTATAGCTGTTTCTATATCTTTCAACCTCTTTATTAGTCATATATAGCCCTCCAATTAGTTTTAATTACTTCTTTTCTCCTAATTCTCTTTTTGCCAATTCGTTTGTAGTTGTCCATTCAACGTAATCCCAACTTGTGCCGAAATGGTCTACACAAAGAATATATTTATCCAATAAGTCCGAATAAGTGAAAAGCAAGCCAAATGTCTTTTCCAGATACTCTACATCGTCATCGGTGCAATCTGTAATAAACCACTGATAAATGTCTTTTTGTGTGCCGTCTTCTTCATCGAACAGTTCAAAGCGCATATTATCATAAATAGAAGGGTCTATCTCTGTAATATTGTTGCAGAGGATAAGCGCATTATTACACCAATTTACAGCTACAGAATAATTTGTTTTATAAGTCTTCATACCTAAAATATTTAAAAGTTACTAATTAATTTTGCTAATTCGGAAAAAACTAATAACTTTGCAACCGCTTAGAAGTAATCATAAGTTATTAGTTTTTCTTTTAACTTGATTCGCCCACTACTTTTTTAAGGTAGTGGGTTTTTTGTTTTAGATAGTTACCTCTTCAATTGTGAATGTAAAATCTAAAATCACACCGTTATATTCTGTATGCTCATATAATGTTGTATCATTAATGCGCACATAACTAACGTTTTCTTTTTTCATTTTGGTTTCTGCATCATCTAGCAATTTAACCAAATCTTTCTTTAATACATCAGTCCAGAAAGGCTCTTTTACTACTTTATTCTCAATATAAGAATAATAAGTCTTGAATAATTTAAATGCTTTCATTTTCTTTTGCTTTTAAGTTACTAAATTTGTTCCCTTTGCAAGACTCGAACTTGCAGAAAAGCCGATGTTTTCGCCTGCATCTAGTATGGGTATATATTCCTTTGGTTTTCATTTATCATCTATCTCATTTCGCTACTCTAGCTTTTCGCTACTCACTTTAAGATGTTTCAACGCTGAATATATAATGTACTTTGCAGCTACATTCTTTATAAAGGGAAAACCATTTCCTACTTTCATTTAATTGGTACTACTAGTTTAAGTTACTAGCAACTCCGATACGTTTATTCTCATTCGGTTTTTTGAGATATACAATTTATAGCTTTTTGTTTATCCTCGCTTACTTTGCACGCTTGCATTTTAGCGAGTGCCATGGGCTGCGTACACAAAGGACAAGTCACTTTGCCGTCATTTCTCCCCTCCACCTTTGGCAGCGTCGTAGCATCGCAGGTGGCTAGCTGCAATATAGATATAACAGGATTTCTCTGCTTAGAAGTAATCTCGTTGTTTCTTGATTGCGATGCAAAGATACGGCTTTTTTCTGTATCTGCAAAACTTTTAGGCAAAAAATTACGCTTTTTCTCGCTTTTTTCTCGAAAATAATTGCTTTTTCCTAAATATTTACATAAATTGCAATCTCCACTTTACAAAATAATAGGTTAAATCGGGGCTATTGTGTGCTTTTATCTGTTTTCCCTATCTTCGCACCTTTGCAGCCTAAAAAATCACGTTTGCAGCCGTTTTCTTATAATGTAGTGGGCGCGCGTACCTTATATATAGGGAAAACATCTAAAACGCTTTTATTTGATGTTTGCAGCCGTTTTTCTTTATGATAGATAGAAAGTACTTACTTTGTCGTTTGAGTCTGTTTGCAGCCGTTTATTTGATACGCTTTTAATTATCTAGATTATTTCTAAATAAAGTTTGATGTTTGGTTTTTCGTTCTGTTTGTACTCGCTTTCTGTTTTCGTTTCTTATTTAGATTAATTCTAAACTGAAAGCCTTTTGGAAATTTCGGGTTTTTCCGCACCTTTACGCAAACGTTCTATCTTTTTACTTTTCGTTTTCTCGCTTTTCATTCTGTTTTGATTATTCAGAAGAAAACGAAAGCAGAAACGAAAAACCCGCATTTTTGCCGTTTTTGCCCGAAAACGTCCGTTTTTGTCGCAAATAAAACGCTGATTTTTAGCGATTTATAGGTATATGGGGCATTTTCACCCCCACTCCCCCGTTTTTGGCACTCGCAGGGCGGGTCAGCTCTCGTCCGAAATTTTTTATTTTTTTATTTTTTTTGTAAAATACTATGATTTTACCAATTCCGCTTTTCTACCGAATTTTGAGCATTTTTAAAAGTATCATATCTACTTTTCTTTTTGCATAAAGTTTCATAGTATCTACTTTTGCTTATTTCTGTGCGTCAGGTAGCGTTTCATGTAGCATTATGGCAAATTTATCACCAGATTATTTTGAACGTCTTAGAACGCGAATTTTGAGCTATTTTTATTTTTGCGGAAAAGTAAGACTGCTTTCTACTTTAAGGTTCGTTTTTGCTATATATGGATTGCAGTTTCGATAGTCTATTGCAGGGGTTGTTTGCGAAGCCTTTCTTCTTAGGGGATGAGTATATAGTTTACTATATACAGGGGTTGACATCCCCTACTACGGCTGCGCGCGAGGGTACAATAGTTTATTTACGTGTTATTATTATATGGGAATTGCTTCAAATGTTAAATTTTCAATATGAAAAATCTGATTTATGCGGATAATATATATTTAATTGGGGATATGGGGATTTTGGTACAAATTTGCAATTTGTTAAACTATGTAAAGTTCATTTTTGGCTTGATTTTTTGGCGTATATTTGCAGCATAAATATTTGATTTACGAATTACCGACTTTGGAATATGGCAGAAAAGAAATTCTACATACAGCGTTACTTGAAGTCCGAGCAGGGAGCTTGGAAGGCAGACGGATTGCGTAAGAGTCTGGAGGATGATTTCGGCGGCGGTTCTGTCCGCTACAAGTCATTGGACGGATTGAACTCAAAGGGTAAGCAGAAGGGTGTATATACCGAGAGCTATCCTGAGAATGACGCGTTGAGAGTGTTCGTTGCCCCGAATGCTAGACATGAGAGCACCAACGCTACGTTGTCAGTCTGCGTGTTCGGGTATGATGTTGACGGAACAACCGAGCTTTCCGTTACTGAGCAGATAAAAGCTGCCGAGAAAGCATGGGATAGTCTGTATGCTTACTTGGAGGGTTCGCTTATCCTGTGGTATGACGATTACAGACAGAAGAAAGCGTTGTTTTTGGTACAGGATGCTACAGAGCCATCAACGGATAACATCAAGAACATTCCGTATCTGCTCTGTTCGGTTAAGTTGGTAAACGTCTTCGGTCAGTCGTTTGATGGTGACAGTACCACGATTGAAGATTGGTTGAAGAATGGCGGGAAATAGAAACGACAGCATCCGCAAGGCGGTAGGACGTGTCTCTTAGATACAAGTCTGGGCAAACAGAAGGTTCGAGTTCCTTCTACGGTCGGTGGATGCTTTTAAACAGTTGAGAATGTATGCGAATAAAGGAAGAATCACTTGACAGGGCGTTGGAAGCGGCATCGTTGCAGACGAAGGGATTGCCAAAACGCTACACGGATGGTAAAGACCCATTCTGGATAATGGCTGTTGTGCTTGTTCAGAAGCGCAATTTGGAGGAATGCTACTGTATTTATCAGCAGAATGCGGACAAATACATGAAGCTTTTGCAAGACTTCGGTACACCGAGTCCTATCATGTCTATCAAGAGCATTCATCCTTACATGTATCTTGATGAGGCTCAGTTTTTGCCGAGCGGATGCATCGAAGCAAAGAAGAACTTTCTGAAAAACGAGCTTGGTGAAGACCCTAGGGCTTATGAGGTCGATGAAATGACGGAATCGGACGTTAATCACGCGTTATTGGAGATTGCCATTGACAAACAGATGAGAGCTGATGAGGAAAACAAGAAAATCAACGTGCTCAATGAGGGAAGCGATTTGGATGGAACGAGATTTGAGGACATTGAACGTCAGAAGTTCGAGTTTGAGTTGGCAGAAATGAAGAAAGATGGATGCTCCAAGAAAGAAATTAAAGAGTTCATAGACGAGTATAATGCTAGTCATAAGCAGAAAGTTGACGATGAGCCATACATTTCAGAGGAAGACCGCATTCATAAGGAAATGGAATCAAAGGACGTTGAGAAAACTCCAGAATGCAGTGTTGAAGGTGAGTTTGATGCACCTGAGATAGACTATGATAAGCTTCATGAGGAATCAGAGGCATTCAAGAAAGAGCAGTTGAAAGTTGCCAAGCGCAAGTGGAAGCGTGCCTATGATGCCGATTCAGAGAAGCGTGAAGGAAGAGAGTTTGAGAACGAATTTGGCGAAGATGAGGAATGCGAGACGTTGCAGTTGCCGAATAAAGAAGCCGTTCCTGTAAAGCGAAAGCCAGGAAGACCGAAGAAATCGTCATTGGATTACACTGCTAGCAAGCGCGATACGACAAAGAAACGTGGTCGCAAACCATCATCAACTAAAAAATAACAGATTATGACTAAATCAGAGCTTTTGAATAACGTGTTCTTTGAGAATGCAAAAGGTGATTTACCTATCATATATATAACATCAGATGATGATGTTGTAAAAATCGGTGGCATTATCAATGCACCTATGGTTGGCAGAATTTATTTTAGTGAGGTTAAGAAAGCCATCACAAAGGATGATTTGCTTGCCAATAAAGAGTTCATTTGCGCAAGCGATGATTCTGAAATTCTTATTGATTTCGGTGGTTACAGACGCGAGACGCTTGGTTGCTATATCGCGATTGATGATAGTTGCATTAATATCATTGAGCTATGAGGAATAACCATCACAATCCTAATAAAGTACCGCCGTTCAAACCAGACCCCGAACATTGGACTAAAAAGGTTCATTCATGGAAGGCGAAGGTCGCATACGAGACAGAGGATGATGCTTGGGAGTTTCTGAATCAGAATCCGAAACTGAAGTCAATGGGGTATGTGGTCTATAAGTGTAGGATATGTCAGAAATGGCATATTGGGAGGGTAAAGAAACGATAAATTAACAGTTTGTGGAATTTATGGTAGAAAAAAGGAATTTAGAAATCATTACGCTCAAATGTCCTACCTGTGGTGGGGATATTGTTTGGTGCGGAGAGAACGATATACCCGATGGTCGAGTAGAAAATACATATCGTTGCGACCGATGCGGTACTACATTTACCAGCCTAGAACCATCTGAGGAAGATAAACTCGATGATTATGCCGATTATTGGAGCGGCAATGGTGATGATTTATTGGAATGCAATAGAATATACAATGAAGATTGCCTAAAGGGGATGAAGAAGATTAGCCAGGATTCAATCTCGCTGATTATAACCGACCCGCCATACGCAATTTCAAAAGATTCTAATTACGCAAAATCCAGTCCAACAGGAAAAGATACCGACAGGTTTCGTATATCCATTGATTTCGGTGAATGGGACAAGCCTGACGCTTTCGATATAAGAGCTATGATTGCGGATTCGTATCGATGCCTAAAAGATGGCGGATATATCGTCTGCTTTTATGACTTATGGAAAATTAATATCGTAAAAGAGGCTATGGAGAAAGTAGGCTTTAATCAGATACGACTGATAGAATGGCAGAAAACGAACCCCGTTCCTATTAATAGTAAAATTAACTATCTCACGAATGCAAGAGAGTTCGCTATCTGTGCCGTTAAGGGTACGTCACCGATATTTAAGAGTGAATATGATAATGGTGTGTATTCCTATCCTATCTGTCATGATAAAGGTAGATTTCACCCTACGCAGAAGCCTGTGGACTTGATTCGGGAAATCATAGCCAAGCATTCTAATGAAGGTGACTTGGTTCTTGACAACTGCATGGGCAGTGGCACTACTGCTATTGCCTGTATCAGGGAGAAGCGGAACTTTATCGGCTTTGAACTGAACAAAGAATATTACGACAAGGCTTGCAAGCGCATTCAGTTGGAAATGATGCAGCCTAGCCTATTTTGAAACATAAAAATAGTTGAGAATATGAAGAAGAAAGGATATTACGAATACGAAAACGGAATCTACCCTTTGAAACTTTGGGTACACATCGGTAAAGACTTGAAAGAGCTGATAGATTCATGTTTTGACAAGTGCAAGGCTCCCGATATTGATTACGGCGGCGTTACGTATTCCGATGCTGTCAGAAAGAGCGACAGAAGGCGCGGCGTTCTTGTATCGTTTCCGTGTCAGAAGGTTATGTCGATGAACTATTGCTGCCACGAAGCCTCTCACGTCTGCGATGCCATCGAGGAATATACTGACTTGGAACACGGCGGCGAGCCTTCTGCCTACTTGATGGGTTGGATTGCTTCTTGCATCAACAATGCTCGTTTGGGTATTGGAGATTTTATTGAGATTGAGAATGATGAAACTAATTAGCAAAGAAGAAGTGAAGAAAAACCATAAGGACATTCTTGGTTTGGATTTGTTGTTTGCGGAGAATTTTCCTCCATATAGTAGATTTTTGGAAAAATGTTTAAATACTTAAAATACATCATGTACGTCGGCATCTGTGGCTACGTGCATACAAAAGGAGAATAGCTTATGGATAAAAACGAGAAATTAAAACTTGGTGACATTTACTTTGCGCCTAAAGAGTTTTTCCTAAATAATTCCGTCGGAAAGCTAAAGCAGCAAATAGAAAGTAATGCGGATGTCCGAGAGAACGGAATGGTTATGTGTGCGGTTATTGAGGATATGAATTCTGTTTTTCCACACAAATCGGAATATACAATAGCAGTTAAGCAAAAAGAGTTTGCACCTCCAATTAGGGCTTATGTAAATAAGGACTATGACTTTGAGTGCTTTAAGCAACTTTCGAAAGCAGAAATGAAAGTTTATGGTCTGCTTTGGTTTTGTTTTGGGGTTTAATATAGAAGGAAATAGCTTATGATTGAGAAAGAAGATATTAAGGTTGGGTTGCGATTTTACATCACACGAAATGATTGTTTAAAATGCAATTTTGACCCGATAGGTATTCAGGGCGGCAGCACCCCTATTCTGTTCAATGCCGAGAGAAAGGATGCTGATGTTTATATATGTACATCTGTTAGCACAGATTACAAGTATTTCGCTCGTTTTTGCGAGACAGATATTATGATGTTTGGAACAAAGTTCGATATAGTAGCACCAGTTGCCGATAATCATAAAATAGATATAAATTCCGACATTGAAATGCATGGAAATATTCTCAATAACTTGCATGATACATACATCAAGAAAAATCGTGATTATGGGAATGCTTTTTCCGAAATGTATGATGAGCTTGGTATCAACTACGGCTACGGAAAGATACGAGAGAAGGTGAATCGCATCAAGACGCTGAAGGACAATGAGGCACAAGTTGCTAATGAGCCATTGGAAGATGCTCTTCTTGACTGCGCTAACTATTGTATCTTGACATTGATGGAATATCAAAAACGTAAGGAACATGGAGCAGACTAAATACACTTGTAAGGATTGCGTATTGTTGAATGATGAAGATTCAGAGTTCCCATATTGCCTGGGCAAAGACTTATATACAGACGCAAATCCTGACGATGATGCTTGCGGAGACATTATTCCGCTAGTATATACTTGCAAGGATTGTTTCTTCTTCAAGGATGGGGTTTGCAATGACCCTAATGAGGTTAGATTTACTTCTGAGGAGAATCCATCTTGCATTAGTTTCGAGTACAAAACGATTGTAGAACAAAAATAAATATATAGTTATGGCTAGAATTGCAAAAAAGAAGACTGTTGACAACAATGCAGGTTTGCTTAAAGTTGTTGTCGGAATCAACAGAAAAGATGTTGAAAGTGTTACCGACTTCGGGCATTTCTTCATCGTAATTTTGAAGGATTGTGCTATTTTCCACACACACATTGGATTTGAAGCACGTTTTAAGCGTTGGGGCGGTGTTGATATGGAAGGGCACGCGCTTACTACTACAACATTCGCGTGGCTTGAAAATCTTGTCGCGATGAAGAACGAAGTAAATGGAAAAGAAAATGATATTTTCCCTGAGACTGATGTTACTTATCAAGATATGCTTGATAGCATGGTTATCATCACAGAAGCCAACATTACTCATCCGATTACAGCGTTCACTGATGCAGATGATGCTGCAAAGTTCGCAAAGAACAAGATGGATTACCTCGGTCGTATGCAAAAAGAGTTGGAAACTGTAATGAATACTCCAGTTTCCGAAGAGACAGAGGAAGACTTGAAGAAGAACTTTGAACACGGTCAGCAAGCAATATTGGCAGAGCAAGCAGCCGAGGCTCTTAATCAAGGAAAGGAATAGCTTATGTATAATGAATGGTATATAGAACTGAAATACGGACTATTCCGAGATTACAGAATTGTAAGGATGTGTGATGCTAACGGAGTGAAGCGAGACGGTATCTTTATACCATTCATTCAGAACGGAATCAAATGGGATGGTGTAAAGGTTAAGAATCCTGTTCAATATCTAAAGCCGATTTGGGCTGCCGCCGATGGCTCAAGACTTCACAAGTTAGTTCCCATGGTTTCTGTGGATTTCAGACAAAAGATGGAAGATGCAGGTGTATTGTCACCAGATGATAAATACCCTTGTGATACGGTAGGTTACGTTTATAAAGATAAAAATAAGATTTAACGGCTATGATATACTTAGGTAATGATACGATGGATAAGGTAGAGCGGATGGTTTGCGAACAAGTGAACACGGCTATGAGTACTGAGGAAAAGGAAGGAGTGAATGCAGATGATTTATATGTCGGCAATACTAACATTCCTTTTGCGAGAGCGGTAGCAAGGAACTTTGTTCTTGACGTTCTACACAATCGGTATGGTTTTTCCTATGCCGTTATTGCACAGCGCGCGGACATCAACGAGAAATCTGCTATGCGATGTGTCCGCAAGTGTCACGAACTTGTCGGGTACGATAAAACCTATGCGTATGTGAACACTTTAATTAACGATAGATTGAGAGAATGGTATGGGGAATAGCAATGAATTATTGACGTTGAAGCGCAATGCCCTAAGATTGGGATTGTGCGGAGAATATAAAGGGAAATGGGATTCTGCCGCGAGTAAGCGAGAATTGGTAAACATGGCTCTTGATTCAAACGGAATTGAGTTTATGGCTGATTCTATTGCTTTCGGATGGGGATTGTCAAAAGAGTACCTTTTGAAAGAGTTTGGTGAGTTTGCCAATGGATTCTACCAATGTAACGAGCACGGATATACCAGCGAAATGTATATAGGTGCTCATGGAGTTATCAAGGCGCGCTCTACGATTATTCTTGTCGCATACTGCAAGGATTTGGAGATTGAAGTTCCAGAGAATATGATTACTCGCATTTACGTGTGCGGAAAGAGTGAAGTTCGCATCGAATGCAAAGGAAAATGTGACCTCATAGAGTACGGAGAGGATAATGATGTTAAAATCATTAGCTACGATGACGCAAATATGACGACAGGAACGATTTATGTGTCAGAGTGGAATAGTTGTAAGGACGAACAAAAATAACGTCTTACGGCTCATTTAAATAGCAAAGTTGGAAAAAAGAATATTTATATTATTTTCTTATTTACAGAGTGTACGGCGGTACACAGACATAAAGTATAATTTTACTTTTTATATTAGTTAAGGTTTAGTTAGATTTATGTTGATTAAAAAGGGCAAGTTCAGTTGTGAAACCGAGCTTGCCCTAATTTTATATATAGAACACAGAAAACTAATTCATAAATACCTTGATACCATTTCTTCCTTGCTTGTGACCGCCCTTCACACAGCTTGCCAAGGTGTCGCGAATATCAGTAAGTATTGTTGTCTGCAATCTCAACTCAATGAGTACAGGACTGCTTGATGTGTCTTGCGTTATCGCGCTGATACTATTTCCGAGCTTTTCTAACAGAGTGTCGCGGATGATGCGGACATCTGCTTGTTGAGTAGCTACATAAAACCTGAGAGAATTGAGTATCGATTCCAACGCCTGTGCGGTTGATTCCGTTACAGACTGAATACCTTGCTGCAAAGCAGAGATATTTGAACTGCCAGCAGGTTTGACGTTGAGAACATCCATCAAGTTCTTTGCATACTCATTGAATAATGCAAGGTTCTTGTCTTTCAGTTCCTTGATACCTTCGAGTTCTTTCTTGGTAACGTCAAGACCATTGTTTCCACCTTCGCTGCCCTCAGATACCGCTTTATCGAATGCTTCAAGGATAGGCTGAATGTATTTTGAAGTAGCTCTATTCATTAACTGCTTGGTGAGCATTGTATTGAAATACTCATCAAACTTATTATTGAGTGCTTCAAGTGCATCACTACCTTCATTGAAAGCATCTACCCACGCTTCCGAGAAAGCTTCAGCAGCAGATTTATAGTTAGATTGAGAACCAAAACCGCCAAGTGCTTCTGTCATAGATTCGCCTAATTCTTGGATGGTTGTGTTCAAATCATCAATCTGTTGTTCCCATTCTTGAATCTTACCTTCATCGGGCTTCTTGCGACCGCGCTCTGCATTAATCATTGCTTGGTACGCCTTCTGCTGCTTTTTAAGGGCATCGACCGATTTTTTGTTATATTCGTAGAGCCTTTGTGTATCAAAGGCATCGTCCATACTCTTTTTAAGCTTTTCGTAAGCGTGTTGCAAGGAATTTACAGCGCGTTCTTGGCGTGCAATTTCCTTATCAATCTTTCCTTCGTTGCTAAATAGTTTAGCTACGCCCGTAAGCGCGCCCATTGCGCCCGATACGACACCTGCATAGTTTCCGCTATAGTACGAACCGATTGCTTGACCGATATTGTCAACGACACTAAGAGTGTTTTCGAGTTGTTCATCTGAACCGCCCAAAGCCTCAAACAATCCATTGAATGCTGTTGCCATCGTAGATACAACACTCGTAATATCCGTCACGGATTTTGAGAACTTTGACTTTGCCTGCTCTTCCTCAGTCATAATCGTTCCGAGCTTTGTAATCTGCTCATCGGTGATGTTTAACTGAGATTTCAAAGAATCACGAATGCTTTTGTTGGTTGCTAACTTCAACTTTAAGGTTGTAACAACGCTTTCGTTCGCATCCTTATTCTTTGTCAGTTCGTTATATTCCTGTTCCAAAGACTCAACATAAGCATTTTGGTTCTGCAATTTGCTCGTCAAATCTGCTCTAAGTCCGTTAAGCTCTACGTATTTATCCACGCCGCCCGACTTTTTTAAGTCTTTACCAGCCTTAATCATTTCTTTAAGTCCGCTAGTGAAAGCCTTGAAAGGATTGCGTGAATTGCGAACTTCATTGACCTTATTAATCTGTTCAACAATAGACTTTGCATCTTTAGGGTCGAGATTTTTTAAATCAACACGAAGAGCTTGCAATCTTTTTGCCATTGCGTCAAGAGCCTTTGATGAAACTTGCTCTAGATTATCAAACAAACGAACATACATGTCTGAGTTCTGAAACTCTTTCCAGTTATTCTTGCTTGTTTTCTGCTGGTATTGGGCATCCAAGTTTTCCTTCAACTGCTTCTGTAACTCAGGATTCTTAGCAATATTCGCATTGTTTTGCAACTTGTAACGCTCGTTGATATACCATCTATCGAGTTGAAGCTGGTCTGTCAATTGCTGCTTGTATGCCTTAATCAGTTCTTGTGCTTGATTAACTTGGTCTTGATAGACTTCCTTATCAAGTTTCTGCATTTGTGACGTGTATTCCTTTGCAACATCATCACCCCACTTAGTCTGGTCTTTACCCCATTTTGCTTCAAAATCATCTGTAATAGACTTTCGCACATCATCGAATGAAGAGGTTAAGTCACCGAACATACTTTTGATGATGCTATCAGAAAGACCTTCTCCTTTGATTTTCTTAAACAAATCGAGTTGTGAGAATGCTTCTTGCGCATTGTTCTTCGCATCGTCAAGTTGTTGCTTGAAATATTCCTCATCAATTTCAAGACGGATTTCAGTGGCGTTGCGTAATGCGCTGCCACGTTTTCCGAGTTCCTTATATTGGCTTGCAAGATATTCAATCTTCTTTGCAATAGTCTGGCGGTCTGGGATAAAGTTGTTTATATTCATACCAACATTCTTTGCCGCCAACGCAAAGTGCTTACGAACATCGGCTGTAGCTTGCTCTTCGCCTTCGTATTTAATGAGTTTCTGATATTCAGAACTCATATCCTTCAACAGAGAAATGCGCTCGTTGAGAATATCGCGCTGTTCTTTTGCCGCATTTTTTGCTGCTTTTTTGTCTTCTTTTTCAAAAGGATTCACTCCTAATCCCTTTGCGGTGGCAGTTGCAGCATTCTTGTATTCGCGAACCATTTGGCGCAAAGTTGAAACATCTATAGTGTTTCCACCTAAACGTGGGTCACCTGCTTTAAACATCTTTCGGATAGAATCATCAACTTTGATTTTCTTCGTGTTCTTTCCTACGGAAGCCAAACGTTTTTCGAGTTCACGCCAATTCTTTGCGGCTTTAGCCGCATCATCACCTTTTTCAAGGAAACTTTCAAGAGCCTTATCGTTTGTAATCTCCTTGACAACGAGATTGATACCATACTTTTTCTTTGCAAAGAAACCAGAGAGATAATCATCAACCCAGTTTACTTCTTTCTCCATCGAGTTTTTATTGATGGAAACATTTATACCAAAGTGCCTATAAGCAAGGTCTCTCTCATATTGATTCCAATCACGCTCTGCCGCAATTCTGTCAATTACGCCTTGTATTTTTATAGGGTCATTGCTATATTTTTTTCTAAGGTCTCCAAATACTGCATCAAATTCGCTGTTCAATTCTTGCGCCTTATCTTGCACGCTGTTCATTGCACGGATAAGGTCATTGAAATCTGCTTGCGAAGTACCAATGAAAGATGGCATTTTATAGTCACTGCCGCCTTGTGCTATGTTGATTTTCTTTATCAACTCATACATACGTGTCATATAGTCAATGTTGGATTCGTTATCCTTTTGACCTGCACGTATCTCATCAAAGTATTTCTTCGTGGTCGAAGTGGCTTGTTTGTAGTTCGCATTAATGTTTGCTACAACTCTCTCCATTTGTGAAGACTTTGCGAGAGCATCAATCACGGCATCCTTGTAATCGTCCGCATCATCATCAAGTCCATCAGTAAACCAAGTGTTTTTTGCATCATTCTTGGCGTAATTTCTTCTGATAACCTCAATGCTATCAATGAAATCTTTATACTCTTTTTCAACCTTACTGAAAGTAGCGTTAAGTTGGTTTGCATCGAGACTATCTACATTGATTTTAAAAGTCAGTCCGTCTTTTGATGCGGCATCAATAAGCTTTTGTAACGTTGTACGTCTATCTTCGACATTCTTTTCTAAATCCTTTCCTTCTAATTTGCCATTTGCATTTGTGGCTGCATTTGCTAGGTCGTTGTACGTTCCAGCCAAAGCACCTATTGCACCCTTTGCCTTTATGGTTTCTTCTTCGGCTTTACGTACATTCTCGTTGTACTTGGAAATCTTATCGTAAACGGTAGTTATTACTTCTGCTACAGCGTAAATAGCAAGACCTACGCCTATACCTGATAATGAACTTTTAACGAGACCGCCAAAATCTTTAAGAGCTTTTTTCATTCCATCTAAGGAATTTACGAAAAGAGCCTTGTATCTCACGATACCTGTGCCAGATGCTTGCGAAAAAGCTTGTCCTAGACTAGTCTTTGTAAACATAGAATTAGCTTTTATGGCAATAAGAATAGGTATAAGAGCTTTTCCTATCTCTGCAAGAGTCTTCCAATTATCAAGCAGAGAAGTACCCCAGCTTACCATTCCCTTCATTGTGCCCTCGTTAGCCTTGCCAATATCATTAAGCATCACATCGAAAGCATCCTTCAAGTTGGAAATCTTACCTTGGAGAGTTTCAGCCTGAATCTCTTGCATATTGTAGAATGTTCCACCCTTATCGGTCATGCGTTGGAATATTGCCTCAACATCCTCAAATGTAACCTTACGCTTGGAAATCATATCAACAATCTGTGCGGTCGTGTACGCTTCTCCCTTAACTTCCTTAAAGTATTGTTGCAACTCACCATACATATTGATGCCAGCCTCAGTAAACTGACGAACCTCAGAACCGCGAAGGTATGCAGCAGCCTTGACTTGTCCGTATGCAAGGATAAGTCTTCCCATATCAACGCCAAGACCTGCTGAAACATCGGCAAGTCGCTTGGTTGTATCATAAAGTTTATCAGACTCAATTCGGTAAGCGGAAAGTTGTCGTGTGTAATCCACCAAGTCCTTGATACGGAAAGGTGATTTAACGGCAAGTTCTACAGTCTTATTGAAAATCTCGTCTGCCTTTGGTTTGTTCTGCAAGATAGCTTCGAGTGAACGCTCTGAAAGTTCAAACTGACCTCTGACTGATGCAATCTGCTCGACAAAATTCTTGATAGAACCCACTGAGAATGCAAATGCCATACGCTGTGCCCAACGTGACATATATCCAGCCATATATGATGTTTGTTCTGTCAACGCGCGAGAATTAACACCAGCCTCTTTTAAGTTTTTGTTATGTTGCTCAATGGCAGCATTGAGAATATCCAATTTTCGCTTATAATCAGCATCGGTTTGAGACAACTTCATACGAGCCTCTTTCAGATATTCTATAGCGCGTACTTGGCGATTGAGCGTATTTGCAGTAGCAGAGAAATCAAGCGCGCCTTGATATGTGGTGTTTGCCTTGTTATTTCTCGTCTGATAGTCTTTTGCTCTATCAGCGTATGCCTTTCTCTGTTTGTTGTTGTAAGATTGTTCTGCACTAACCATCTTATCAAGAGCCTTCTGAAAAGCAACAGCACGTTCATTATACATCTGCTGCTGGTATCGTAACTCATCCTGTAATGACTTCTTTCGCTTAATAAGTGCATCTTGGTCTGCCTTGGTGAGATTTTGTGTTGTATCTCGCAACATACTTTCAATAGAACCAATTTCTTGCTTTAACTCAGCAATATTCATACCGCTAGCACCCTTTGCCGATTCCTGTAATCTCTGAAATGCAAGTGCCGCTTGCATAATACCACTAGTGCCAGAACCATTCATCTTAGATAGCTGTGCTACCATATTTTGAATGTTCTGTGCTGCTGACGTAATGTTATTGTTCATGTTACCTGCACTCGCACCTACGTTTGAGATACCACTGCTTGCATTTGAAGCAGATGCGTTGATTGTTGCGAGTTTTGCTATAACTTGGTCTAAAGAATCAAGGAACGGCTTAGTACCAACAGACATATCCTTGAAAGATTGTGTTACACTAGACGCGGTATTTTTAGCCGTATCTTGTATGTCTTTCAATTTTTTGTCTGCTTGTTCTATAGCATCTAACGCACTTTTAGGAATGGTTAGAGCTGCTCCTAATGCTGAATCTGCCATAATTCAAAAGTTTAAGAGTTTATAAAATAGGTATTCCAAGGTCATTGAGATTTCGTAAATCCTCTGCACCATTGATTACCTTTACATTCTTTAATTTGTCGTTCTCCTGATTTTTGTCTTTGTCTGACGAAATATACTCTATATGAGTAAAATCCATAGACGCAAGGCGAATCTGAGGAACGGTCATTCTCCACTTATATTCTTCTTGCGAGCACCATGTGTTGGCACGTAAGAAATCTATCATTTGTCCGTATTCTGTTCGTGACGGGATAATTCGGCTGCTTGTCTCTTCCTCATCAGAGCTTGATTGCGGACGGTCTGAATCACATTGGTACTCGCGAAGAAAAAATCCACATCTAGCAAATTGAGAATTTCAACGAGTAATGTTGCCCAATCCTTGATGTCATAGTCTCCCCAAAGCAACTGGTCGTAAACTTGTTGGTATTCCTCAGAATCAATGCGTTTCTTGTCATTTAGCAAGGATAGTGTGATTACTCTTGCCACAGATGGAATGTTGATAGCAAACTCCTTGATAACGTCACCCATTGATAAGTTTTCGCCCTTGACAATCTTGCAAGCCTCCTCTGCTATCATCCATTGAGTGCCTGGCTTCAATGCTCTTATCTCCCACTCTGTACCTTGCAATTTTACGATTGTAGGAGAATCGTTCATAATTTGCGCCAGACGTTCCATTGCTGCGTCAGATAGAGGAGAACTAGGTAACACCTTATTCTCGTCTTCTACAGCTTGTTTCTTAGCCTTATTCGGGTCTTTTTGTGCTCTATATACTTTTCCCATATATATGAATTACTTTCTAATCATACTTACTGTTCCATTATACTTCTTGGATAGGTTTTGTAGCTTTTGAAACGACATTGAAATAACTCTGTAAGATTGTTTCAGATTACCACCGCCATCTTCCAATATCTTAGCGTATGGCATAGTCGCAACGACAGCCAAATCAATTACTCCACTAGGGGAATAATCGTTTTTGAGATATTCGTTTATCGCCTCACGACCTTTAATTTCTTCTCCATACCAATTCTTGCCTTTGGATGCTTTTGGCGAGGATGATAAGTAACCTATCTTTTCAAGCTTGCCTTCGACATAAATGCCATATCCGTAAGAATCATATAGGTTGTATGTTCGATGTGTGTACGTAATCTCTTGAATACATTCTCTTAACACATTCTTTGCATCCTTGTCTAATTCCTTCGTAATAAGCTTTAATGCTTTTTTGTATAATGTTTCAGCCATAAATGATAAAACTTAAAAAGGAGCGGACAGCATTAAAGCCGCCGCCCCTTGTATATAGTCGAGAATTGTTGAAGAACCGAAATTACTCAGTTGCCGTTGGCAATGAATAGTTGTGGTCAACATAGAATGGTGTGCGAACAGTCTTAGCACCAACGGTAAGCGCAATATCCTTGGCAGTACCAGCCAATGCAATACGAGCCAAGTTTGAATTGAGAGACTCAATAGTCAACTTAGAATTGAGCTGAACCTTTGGAAGAACGTAAGCCTCCATTGTAGTTCCATTAGGTTGAACCTGTACAACATCAATCTTTGCATACTTTGCTTTGTAAATCGAAGGTGCAAGAGTCTTCTTTCCTGTTGCATCGTCTGTAAAGTCACACAATGCAGCCAAAAGTTCCTTCTGCGTATCTCCAATCTCTGCTGCAAACTGCCACTTACCAAGCTTAGCAATGGAAATGATAGGAGAGTCAGAAGTCTCACACTCAATATCGGTGGTATCGTTATCATCTTGTGAAATAGATGTCGTGTCCTCAATAACATCCTCAAGAATGTAAGAATCACCCTTTGGAGCAGATTCGTCAGTCTCTGTGCCATCGAACAATGTGGCAACAATATAATCTGGCTTGATGAACTTGACAGCTCCCGCACCAGTATTTATAACCTTTTTCGCCATAATATAATGAGTTTTAAATGTTACATTTAATAGATTTTATATATTTATCTTGCGATAACTAAAACAGAAATCATCTGAAAATGGAACTGGCGGTTTGAGTCATATCCGCTATCACGGTATAATGTACTGATTGTATAGTTTGCGTCTCTTGATTCATCAATGATTTTGTCAAGAACACCTTCCATCTTGTCAAGTAACTTTACATTCTTTCTAAGTGGAGTTCCCTTTGGTCTTGCATAGAGATAAATGTTAGCATAGCCAGAGGAGTAACCGCCATAATCTCTTTGCTGACCTACGTCCACATTGACAAAATCATCCCAGTTCTTACTAGTTGTAGGTGGTAATTCTCCAACAAATATGTTGTCTGAGATTTTTCCCTTAGTAAGAAGCATCGAAAAGAAATTCTCAATTCGAGACAATCTGCGATTAATCCTCTGTGCCATACCTTGTTATCCTAAATACATTTTACCTTATGATGAAAAAACTAAATATCAGTACCCTTGATGTAAGCTACACATCCGTGCATTTGTGTCGGATAAACGCCAATAACCATTCCGTCAACGTCCATTCCGTACATTTTTCCACGGAAACGAATGCCTGCATTCAAACCTTCAGGAATATATTCTTCATCTTTTCCGTCTTCTCCTTCTTTCGTTGGCATCGGAAAATAGATTGTATATCCTAGCGTAACAACACCCGAATTAAAGAGTTTGTTGGTTTCCTGAATATCGCAATCAGTTTCAAAAATGATAGTTTCTACATTTTCTGTTTCGTCTGAGCTAGTATCAGTATCACCTAACATATCCCCATCGCTTCCGATAAGGTCTCCATCTTCTTTCGGTTTTTGTTCCGAGCGGTAGAACACGCCATGATAGGCATATTCATCCAAAGAATTTCTGTCAGTGTACATAGCTTACCAATCTGTTTCTTCAATCCATTTAACCTCTCCATCGGTTTCATTGAGAGCATCAAGTTTATCATCCTCTCCATACTTCTTGTAAAGTCTTTTGAGTTCTGATTTGATACTCAGCAATGCAGCCGATGTAATGGTCTGAGCACCTACCGTAAGAGTATATGCGCCATGTTGATTTGTGGTCGATGCTGTCTGATAGACACCGAATACAATCTTTTCCAAGAGTGCAATCTTACATCTGTCTTTCTGTTCTTCTGTCAAGTCCAAATAAGACTCAACATCAGAAACGCCGCAATCAAAAGCGACATTGTTTAATGCCGACTTGTCAAAGACAAAGTTAGTCATGCCGCTCAGATAGTCCAATATGTCAAACTTCGATGCTGCCATTGAGAGATAAATGAATTAAATGTTATCGTATATTGTGAGTATTTAACCATTAAGATACTGCACCGTCACCAGCTACCTCGGTGTGGATAATCTCGTGGTTAGTGAATGAGATGAGAGCTGGAATAGCAGACATCATCACGTCTGTGTGCCACTCCTTCAATCGACCATTGTCGGTTGTGGTGTTCATTGCTGTAACAAGACCGTTGAGCATGGTTGCGAAAGTGGTATCAATAGTACTTGCACCATAGCCGCTACCGAATACGTCACGTTCCAATACATCAGTGTACTTGAACTCTACTGCATCACCAGCAGGGCGAAGAACAACGCGATTATCTGCCCAACCCTTGACAAATGTGTCGGTTGTGCGTGTCTTGTTGCGCTCCTTCTCAACGACAATCTCAATAGGAGAAATACCTTGAATGTCTGTAAATGACTTCAAGAATTGCTCGTTAGTGATAGGCATACCCTCAACGTATGCAATATAGTTAGCCTTACACCAAGCAACATACAAGTCGCGTACTTCTTGGTTCTGAAGGAATACATCATTGTACATCTTCTTTGTCATCTTCCAAGTAAGAGCACCATCGTAGCCTCCTCGCTTATCACGATAAGCATCTTCTAACTTACGCATCTGTGTGAGAATTTTACAATCTGCGGCAGTCCAAGCCTTTGCACCAGCCTTCTGAAAATTATCCTTTGGAAGACGAGCATCATAGAGCTTGCTGTAGATACCAGCACCGAGACCAGTGTAATCAATCTTACCAGTTGTTTCCAACTGCGCGGTTGTGTTATTCAATGTAGCCTTTGCTGACTTCAATCCAACTGCGAGATAGTCTCGTACCCATCGAGCGATTATGCGGTCTGTGTTACCAAACTGAGCAAACTGCTTCTGCTTATAGATACGCTGTGCAGCGGTCTCTACAAAGCCACGACCGATAAAGTCAGGAATAGATGCAGCGTACTCTGCCTCACCCTCGGCATCCATCTGATGTGAATCACCGAGAGGCGCACGCATATCCATGACTGGTGCAGCTTCCAACTTATGTGAAGTCATTCGGAAAGTAGCAGAACCATCATCCGCTGTTGGAGTAGGTGCGTCAGCAATATGTCCCTGTGTCATTGCCCAACCTTCATCCATGTTAAGGAGGTCTGAGTTGTCAACGAGAGACTGAAACAGTTCACTACCGCCATCTTTTGAACGGAAGAGTGCAGCCCAATCCGAGTTGTTAATGTCAAATCTTTGCATATCCTAAATACAATTAATTACAAAAAAAATAAGTTCGTTATCATTTACTTGGTCTGATTAATTAAACCAGAACCAAGTCTTTACACGGCTCTTGTTGAGAGCGAGAACTGCTGGTGGCAAATTGCCGATAGCTACAAGGTCGATAACAGTATCTTCTTGTGCCAACGCTGGAGTAAGCATATACTCCAAATCGTCAACCCCTTCCATGTTCGCGTCATACAAGAAATCCATATCCTTGTCTGCGTAAGCATTAGGATTAGTAACCATAGGAAGCGTTTTTGCACCTGCTTTTGCTGCTTCTACGAGAATGTCACCAGCTTTCTGTGCTGTACCAAGTGTCTCTGATACTGTAACGAGCCAAATATCGTTTGAACCGTCGGTAGTTTTCTCCACATTGGTGATAGTGACACCCTTTGCTTGTGTGGCAAAATCTTTCTGTCCTACCATGATAGTATCGCCAGCATACGGTATGTGGTGATAGCCGTCACGAACCAATTTGTAGGTTACGTCTGTCTCAGTAGCATCCTTCGCCAGCTCATAGAACTTCAAAATCTTTACTTCTGCACCAGTAGTGTTGTTAATGTTAGGTGTGTACTCAATGAGGTCACCTGCATAAATCTTCGCTCTACCCTTGAATGGGTTCTTCAAGATGCCACCCGTAGTAGGATAACAGAGCGCATCCTTGCTGCCCTTAACGAGCTTTACGAAGACATTCTTATGACCTCCAATAGAGCCATGTGCCTGAATGAGTGTGCGACCAGTGAATACCGCGCCACCATTGGCTTGTCTTGTGAAAAAGTTATCCAACATAATCTTTTTACCTTAAAGAGTTAATAATTAATGTTATCCGAATTTACTTGCCAGCAGGATTTGATGTACCGAGGATTTTGTTTACGCCTGCCCATCGTTCAGCACCGATAGGTTTATCTCCATTACCGCCACTTGGATTGCCTGGAGTGTCACCGCCCTTTACGTGGGATATGTTGTAAAACTCTTCCGCATCGGTAAATTCCTGCTCGATGTCCGAGTCCTTAGTGAGGTTCAACTTGTTCATGTACTTGTCAATCCACTTACTATCGTTGATACCTTTCTCCTTGAACTTGGCGAGAAGTTCACTACGTTTCTGTGATACAAGCTTAGATGCTTCGTATTCTGCATCCTTCTTCTCTAGAGCTTCCAAGCGTTCCAAAAGCTTCTTTTCTACAGCCGAAGGCTCTTTGTCATCGTCCTTTGGATTTGGCTTAATGTCGGGATGCTCATCGTTCCATTTCTTGATGAAGTCGGCATTGTCCTTCTCGTAGTTGCCGTTAAGGGAAACATACTGCGGCAAAATCTTCTTCACCAAATCATCTAACTCTGTATCTTCACCAACTAAGAGGTCAAAGTGGGAATCACTCAAACTCTTGATTGTCTTTTCACTGATGGAAAGGTGTTTTCCGTTTGCAGTGAGCTTTGCTTTTAGGGTGTCTAAAAGTTGTTGTTTTGTAAACTTCATATTACTAATTTTTAAAATTCTGATGCAAAGATAATTAAATAATGTATTGATTTATTTGTTTTTAGAAACTCTATTTGTTACGTAACCAATATAGAATTATTTTCACGCTATTATATATTATAAATTAGGTATCTTTGCAGCATGAACACGAATAAAGATATTGAAATCAGACCACAAGAGGGATTCCAAATGTCCTTTGCAAGTAGCAACGTTGACGTTGTTTTTGGTGGCGGAAATCTCGGAGGAGGCAAATCGTATGGTCTTGTACTTGCGATGGCAGAGCCGTTAATGACCGACCCAGATTTTCGTGCAATGATTTCACGCCGTTCACTTGGTAATCAAAAAGCAGGTGGAGGATTCGTAGAGAAGTTTAAACAGATATTCGGAGCTGATTTTGTAAAAGTCAGAGAGAGCGAGAATCCGCGCGTTACATTTCCGAATGGAACGTTTGTCGATTTGACGTATCTTGACGATTCCAATATGGATAAGTTGAGAGAGCGCGCGAAAGGATGGGAGTACGATTTGATTGCGATTGACGAGTTGACGGAGATGACTTGGGAAGTTTTCTCATACGTTATGACCCGAAACAGAGGTCAGAGCAAGACGTTTACAGGTAAGTTCTTTGCAACACTTAACCCGAAGCGTAGCCACTGGACAAGAATATTCCTTGATTGGTATATTGGTTCAGATGGTTTTATCATCCCAGAGCGTGATGGTGTAGTCAGATATTTCTATTGTGCAGGACCGACTGTTAAGGATGTTGTTTGGGGGATGTCTAAGCGAGAAGTCTATGAGAAATGTAAAATAGATATAGACAGAAAGCTTAAAACCATTGGCGGCAACTTTGGATATGAAGTAATGATTAAGAGCTTTGTTTTCTATCAAGGTAAACTTGGTTCAAACAAGAAGATGCTTGAAAACAACTCTGGCTATTTAGGTTCTGTAGCTGCATCGGGCGGCAGAATGGCACAAGCTCTTATGGAGGGTAACTTCAATGTTGACCCAGAAGAGGATGAGGATATACCGATTCCAAGCCAAGCGGCAAGAGATTGCTTCATAAAAGACCCAGCCGTAAATGGTGACAAGTGGATAACAATCGACTTGGCAGATTACGGAAAGGATAATACTCTGATGTTGTCGTGGAATGGATTCCACGTTGTCAATTACGAAATCGTTATGCACTCGACACCGCGAATTAATGCGGAAAGAGCTAGATTATTCGCGGCGAGTGAGGGAGTGGCAGAAAGCCATATTATCTATGATGCTACGGCAGGTAGGTATTTCAATGACTATATACCTGATGCTATTCCATATATATCAGCAGCAAAGGCAATGGGAATTTATTACTTGTCTGCAATGACAATAAAAGACCTATGTTACTTGCGACTGAGCTACATGATTAAGCGAGGACAGCTTACATTCTCTGATAAGGTTGCAAATGCGGTTTACACGCATCAAAACCTCAAATACAGAGTTACCATACAGAATGAGTTCATGGAAGAATGCGCGGTAGTTCGCTTTGATAAGATGCAGAGTGGAAAGAAGAAGTTGCAGAGCAAGAAGGAAATGAACAGAAATCTCGGAAAAGACCGTTCTATGGATGTGGTTGACCCTTGCGCAATGAGAATGTATCCATGTTTGAATATGGAGTATGGTAGCGAACTACAGGAAGGGTTCAAACTCGCAGCACAGGAAGTTGAAGAGAAAAATCCTAATGCACAGAGCATTTATGATGATACGTTGTACTATTAATTTTAGAATATATGCTGAAAAAAGAAAATATAAAAATGATTCTTGAATCCGTGCGGATTGACTGGGATAAATGCGATGAGAAAGACATTGCGTTCGCTATCCTCTGTGACGCATTGGAAGATAAGACTTTAGCATATCGTCTTGCTTATCGTAAGAGCGAAAAGGATGCAGCGAAATTCTATGAAACTCCACGATTCAAGAAACTGCTAGATGTTCTAGAACCTTTCGGTATCGGCAATGTTAATAACAACGCTATCACCAAGGAAGAGAACAAAAACGAGCTTCTTAAAATGCTCGACAAGATAGACCAAGCTCTTAGTGATGGAAATCTTGAACCGAAGGACGCATTGAAGATGCAGACTGATATTCGCGTTAAGCTGAATGATAAATTTGAGATGGAAGAGTCACAGAAGCAGAAACGAATCATCGTAGTACCAAGCAAACATGATATTGTTTGTCCTACTACCAACAGAGAATGCAACTATTGGGCTTCAAGAAAGGCTTGTTGCAGACATTACGGTTTGATTGACCCGCAAGAGAATCGCGAAGCGAAAAATAACAACGATGTTGAACCATCATTAAATGACAATAGCGATGAGTAGAAAGAGACAAGATATAATTAATGATTTTTTGGAGAATCCACAAAAGCTACTTCTGAAAAAGCCGTTTTTGAGAGGTTCGCGCTCTATTACCATCAATGATTCTTCTGATGGTTCAGATATTAAGACAAACTTCCGTAAAGAGGCACAGCTTCCGAATATCAGCAAGATAGTTGTTAGCCAAGAGCGTTTTGCGAAGGAATTAGACCCTTATTCTCATAGGGTATTGTTTGATACGAACTTACCTTCTATATGCTGCAAGCTTGATGATGGCAGTTATTGCGAGATTGAGTTTAAGAAGTTTGGCATTCCTATGCAACAGCGTATTGTTGACAAGAAAGCTCTCTGTTTAGGTGGTAATAAACGTAACCATATCTTGCATGACAGCAATCCGACTGATAAGCTCAAAAAGAACTTTGCCGATTTCAAGTGGCATTGGAAAGAGACAAATCAGGATGGTATCGAAATGCAAGCTATACGTATTCAGCAGAGTTATGGTGATGTTGGCTTACTCGTTTACATGAATGAGGATAACGAAGTAAAAAGTAGGCTATTCTCGTATGAAGATGGCTATCAGATTATTACCCATAAAGACGATAACGGAGAACCGCTTCTTGATTGCGTGTATTATCGTACAGAGGACAATGTAAGACACATTGATGCATACGACAAGACATTTCATTATCATTTTACAGATGTATTCGTTCAGGACGTTGACACAAACGAAGTACTGAAAGGATGGTGCTTGGAAAGCAAGGAAGAACACGGATTCTCGGAGAGTCCACTTGTCACAAAGCGTGGTGATGTTGCTTGGAATAACGGTCAAGACCTTATCGAGCTATTCGAGATTATCTATAATCTGTTTGCGGTCATCCAAAAACGTCACGGATGGGGAATCCTTTATATCAAGGGTAAGCTCAATGAAACCGCAAAGAAGATTGCTGGTTCTATCATCTTGAATGACACAAGCATTGAAGGAAATGGTAGTGCTGAGTTCAAGACTCCACCTTCTCCACAGAACATGATTGAGTTCATGCAGTCAATTCTCGACCAGTTGCAGATTGCTACAGGATGTACATTTATCTTGCCGAAGGATATTAAGTCTAGTGGCGATATAAGCGGTTTGGCAATTCAAATGACACGCTCTTTGGATATTGAGGAGGCTAACAATGCAGCTATTGAGTGGCAGAATTTCGTCAGCAAGCATTCAAGACTGTTCAAGGAAGGATTGGCAAAGCAGTTGGTTGCAAGCGGCGAGAATCCTACAGCTATCACTGAGTTTAAGCAGATGAGAATCAGCACATCATTTAAGCCTTGGCAGCCATTCGATGAAAGTGCATGGAATCAGATGCTTTGTACATTGAGCGGTGCAGGTTTGATTTCTACTAAGACTGGTGTTGAAAAGAATACTATTTCTGCACCTGACGAGGAAGTAAGATTGCAGACTCAGCAAGAAGAGGCAGATGAACGTGCCGAAAAACAAGCTAAGATTACCGCAAGGACAAAGAATACAGACAACAATAAAGAATAAACATGAAGGCAGAATCATTATACATACAGAAGTTGACTTACGATGAGAACACTGGTAATGAGATTATCGGTTTGTTCCCATCGGAAGCTAACCCTGCTATTGTATCATCATATACATACGATGCAAAGCGTATGGGTGGTGCTCCTACCCTTACTGCTACAATATATTCTTCTGAGCCTTTGCAATGGAAGAAGGAAGAGTTCGTGGAGTACAATGGCGATAGATTCTTTGCGTCCTATACACCAAACTCTACAAAGGATAATTCGTCTAGAATGTGGAAGAGTGAAATCACTTTCACATCTAGAAGAGAATTACTTGATAACACTCTGTTCTTTGATGTTGTCGTTGATGATGTTGATACACAGAACAAAGATAGATACCGCTCAAATCAGACAAAGTTCACGTTTGGTGGAACTATCTATGAGTTTGTTGCTCGCATCAATAGCTCAATGGCATATTGCGGATTGTATCGCCCTACAGATGAACACAAGGGATATTACGTTGTTATTGATGAAGGATATGGAACAGATGAAGTTAAGGAAGTATCATTTGAAGACCAATATTTGACTGATGTTTTACAACTTATCAACACAACTTTTGAGCTTGATTACTACTGGGATGGCAGCGTTTGTCATGTCGGCAAGGTACAGCACGACTTAACCGATACACCTATAAAATATGGTAGTAGTGATGCCCTTATATCCGTATCAAAGGAGAATGCGAACTATAAGATAGTTGATATGATAACAGGTTACGGTTCATCTGATAACCTGCCATATTATTATCCTAATGATGATGAGTTTGGCGAGGCAGTGTTCAATACAGAGAATATCAGCAAGGATAAAGTTAGTGTAGAATTATCAAAGTTTCTTAAAGATTCAAGATATAATGATACCCTTGTACTTTATAAAAGCAAGGAAGGAAAAAGTTACAATGGAAGTGTAGATGTAAGCTCGCATACATTCGATAGATTTACCACCCCATCTAACTTAACACAAGCTGATAATCAGTCTAATCCAACGGTTACTTGTCGATTTTCGTTTAGTATTCTAATCAGCGCGATAAAAGGGCAGACGATAGATTTGACGAGTTTAGGGTTTGACTTTGAGCTTAATAGCTCTGTTTCTAGAAAAGATTTTATAACGAATGTCGGAAATGCCGTCAAGAGCATATACTTATTCAAGGGAAAAGAATTATATAAGACTATCTCTAAAAGAATGAGTATTGGTAGTACTAGCACGTACACATTTGAAGAGGGTGGAGATTTTGTATTATCTATAGAAGTCGAGTTTTCTTACAAGTGCAAGGTGTACAAAAATAGTGCTGGCATTAATGACTTTTATGGCGCAGATAGTTGGAATGCTGCTTTTAGTGGAAGTATTGAGTTCTTATACGAGTCAAAATCGGAATATGAATGGAAGAATGGAGATAAGTACATTCCTTACAGTGATGCTGGTATTAATGTAAGTGGAATCAGCGATGCAAATTGCATTGAATACGACTATCAATTTGTAAAAGATGGTGATAGATACGGATTCAACAAGATTTATATCGGAACTGAGGATAATGCAGTGAGGGTAATGGTTACTGATAGAGTCTGGATTGCACCATCATCGGTACTTATGCCTTCTATATATCGCAACACGAAAGGCGCAGAGCGTTTCTATTACGCTTTGAATAACACCCACAAGTTGCCAAGCGGTAGTGGATATTACGAGTTTGTAAACTTGTACAAGAAAGGAAATCCTCACCAAGGAACGGTTACTTTTGATGATATAAAACCAACTATCAATGGAATTGTAAATGCAGAAGGACAGTTGTTTGGAGAGATTGCAGATGTTGCTTTCGATAAAGAAGATAGCGATGTAAAGGATAGCGATGGAAATTATATTCATAGTTATTTCTATATAAAGTTGCATAAGTTCAATGGTGATTTTGGATTTGACTTATTTGCTCATGCTTTGGCTAGTGAATCAGCAAAGATAAATCTCATCAAGAGTAACGGATGCCCTGCCTGCTCATTTGTGATTTACAATAAGCCGAGTGCTGACAATTCAAAGTATTACAACTGTGTAAGTGTTGATGAAAATGGAAACTTAAAACAAGTTCGCACAGATAAGAATGACTACATATTTGCTAACGCTAGCGATGCTTACGAAGATAATCTAAACCAAGATTCAACTCAGAAAGAGTTATGGATTGCGGTTCAGAAAGACACATCAACATTAGGTATCGTAATGCCAAACGCGAGTGCTGGCTTTAAACCGCAAAAGGGAGATTTGTTTGTCATCACAGGCATCAAACCACCAAAGGTTCTTGTAACGGCAGCAGAAAAAAGACTAGATGATGCTCTTGTCAAGCACATGAGCGAAAACAATACAGACCAATTTAACTACTCTGTTAAGTTTTCTCGCATATTCTTGCAAGAGAATCCTGACTTTGCAAGCAAGCTAAACGAGAATGCAAAACTGTCAATTCAGATACAAGGTGATTATGATAACGATGGAAATCTTATTAGTCACAAAGTTTTCGTCAGCAACTATTCAGTAAAGGTTGATAACGATGAGCTGGCAGAAGTTGAAATTGAGCTTGTAAATTCGTTGGAAGTTACAAAGAGTGATACAAAGCAGATTATTGATGCAGTAAAAGGAGAAACTGTTAAATCTCTATCTAGTATTGTTGGTAGTAGTAATGCTAATAGCTTTAATGCTAGTATAGCAGATAAGATGTATCTCTCTAAATTAAACGACGACATCGCCAAGGGCACAATCACTTGGGAGAAGGTACAGAAGCTTTTAAGTGGATTGCTTGTCGGTAACTCCAACAATG